GCAGCGGTGAGCGCCGCGGGCGAAAGCGCGAACCAGTTGGTGCCGTCATTGGAGCCCTCGAGGCGCACCGAGCCTGCGACGCCGAAGGTCCCTGAAGCCACGAAGTAGACGCCGGTCCAGGGACCGCCGGCCGCATCGCCCTGGTCAGGTCCGTTGAGCAGCCCCGCCCATGTGCGCAGGATGCCGTCAGCCTGCTGGCTCGCGGCGTCTGTGGTTTGGAGGCGGACTGTCACTTACGCTGCGTTCTTGATCTTCGCGGCGCGCTTGTCTTCCTGGCCGACGATGCGGCGCAGCGCCTGGGGGATCTGCACGTTCGGGGTCCAGAAGTCGATGCCGACCTCGTAGAGCCCGGTCTGGATGTGGTCGGGGACCTTGAGCATCCACCCGGTGCGCGAGACCTCGCCCTTCTTCGGCCCGCGCTTGATCAGCTTAGGTCCCGTGTCTTCGGCAAAGTCGACGTGGATCGGCTGCTGCTCTTTGTCCAGCAGGTCTTCCTCGGCGAACTCGTCCTCGAGCACCTTGCCGGTCTTGTCCTTCTTCGGCGTGTACTTCTTCGCGCGGTACGGATAGGGCTGCTCGGGATCCTTCCCGGGATCGTTCACGTCCCCGATGAGGCTGAACACCTCACCGACTTCGCGGAAAATCTGGTCGTACTGACCTTCTTGCGTGGCGACTACCTTCATGGCTGTTCCTCGGGTTCCTCGGGTGGCTCGGGCTCCGAAGCGGGCGGCTCTGGAGGCTCGAATGGGGTCAGCTCAGATTCGGGAAACGGCTCGGTCCGTGCGTTTCCCGCTGGCGCATCGAGGTCGATGTGGACATCCGGATGGAAGTGATCGTCCGGGATCTCGACCACGGAGCCCGGCCCGCGCCACACCCCATCGGGAGTGACGCAGGCCGTGCGCAGCTGGACCTTCTTTGCCACGGCCGCTTACTGCAGCGTGTAGCCGGCCGCGTACAGCAGGTTGTCCTGCAGGTCGCGGGTGAGGAAGGCATTCACCGTGCCGCCGGTGAGCGCCGACGTTGCGACGATGAAGTTGATACCCACGAACCGCAGCCAGCCGGTGGTCCCGCCCACGCCGGCGCGCGGCAGGGCGACGCGGAAGGCCGCGGCGGCTGTGAACTTCGGGCTGGTGCCTGCGATCGCACCGCCGGTCAAATCCAACATGACGTTCGGGGAGGTGAGCGCGGCTGCCGCGGAACTCACCAGCTGGATGTCGACCGTACCCGTGGTTGGCGCCAGGGTGGCGATGAACAGCAGGTAGAGCCAGGCCGGATATCCCACGCCCCAGTCGCGGCCGACGTTGGTGTTCGGCGTGTTCTGGCCGCCCAGCGGGCCCGAATCGATGACGTTGCCCAGCGGGGTGGTGCCCACGATGAACCCGTTGAGGGTCTGGCCAGCGGTGCCGCCGGTGCTGAATTGATTCTCGTTGTCGACAAACATGGTGAAGTTCTCCGGTGACTGCTGGGGTGCCCTGCGAGCCGCCCCCTTTCGGGGGCTTCGCCTTGGTGGGTCTTTACGAGATCTGCGCTTCCGTGTTCAGGAGCTGGTCGACGCGGCGGATCGGCACGCCCTCGTAACCGTTCTCGAACTGGTTCAGTGCCGGCTGGACGGTCACCGCGTTGGCGCTGTTGGTCAGGCCCTGCAGGCGCAGGAAGCTGTACAGCGTGCGGTTCATGTACCAGACCGGGGTGCAGCCCTTGAGCGATGGCACGCGGTCAAGCGCGCGCGACATCAGGGTGACCAGGTTCGCCGGCGAGCTGTTGTTCACCAGCGCCGGGATGCCGATGTTCGCGATGCGGACCCCGTAGCGCCAGTCACGCAGTGCAAGCCCCGGCTCCCACACAAAGCGGTCCTGGTAGGCGCGCATGAACCCTGAGGTCATGCCGACCACGCTGCCGGCCGCTGCGGTCTGCACGGTCTGCAGGCCGTAGTCCTCGTGCGTGAGTCCTGCCTTCGTCCCCTTCGGGAAGATGCCGCAGATCGTGTCCTCGCCCCAGCCGATCAGCCAGATCGAGGCATTGGTCGAGCCGGTGCCGGCGCCCGAGAGGATGTTCTGGGCGTTGGTGGCGCCTGAGATCGCGCCATAGCGCGGCGAGAAGCCCAGGAAGCGCTCGGCGTTCACGGCGGTGTTGCCGTAGAAGAGCGTCTGGACGAACTGCTGGTTCATCGCCTCGAGGAAGGGCTTCGCCTCCGACAGGCGCAGCGCTTCGACGTTGCCGTTCAGCTGTGCCAGCTTCTCGTCGATGACGCTCCAGCCCTCGAGGATGGCGCACGCATCGTCCAGCTGCCCGACGGTGCTCTTGGATGCGCTGATGCCGGTGTTCAGCTGCCGGAACTGCACGTTCGGCAGGCCGGTGCGCTGGGTGGTGCGCATGCCGGTGGGGAGGTTGCCCTCGCACCAGAGCATGTCCGACAGGACCTCGTTCTTCTCGTTCAGAAGTTCCGCGATGTCCGGGACCGAACCGTCCGGGTCCAGGCGTTGCGCGAAGTCCGAGATGGTGAAAACTGTGCCGCCGACTGTTGCCACGATGATGTCTCCTGATTAGCCGTTCGTTACCTTGGTTGAACGGCCGTACATCCGTTCCGCCCGGGATTCGGAGCGCGCGGCGTCGGGCTGGCTGCGAACGGGGGTGTCCGCACTCATTGCCCGGCCAATGCGCTCGAAGACACGAACGAGACTCAACCGGTTGGCAATCCCCATCGACTGAAGCTCTTTGCGAAACTGCGGATCCGTGAACGCATTGAGTGCGGTATTCACGAAGCCCTGCGTGCGTGCGTAGTTCATGCCGCCCAGTTCCGGGTCCTTCATCGTCACAGCAAGATCCGCGGCCAGCATTCGCTGGGGCGCGTCCTTCTGGAACCCGATGAAAGCCTCGGCCACCCCCTGCAGCTGGTCCGCGGTGAGCTTCTGAGCTTTGAGCGCAGGCAGCAGTGCCGGGAGCAATGCGGGGTCGATCTGAACGCCTTCGGGCGCCTTGATCGCGTACTGGACTTCAGGTTCTACGGGCGGCGGTGCGGCGGCTGCGCTCGTTGCGCTGGTGGCTGCCGGTGCCGTGGTAGCAGTGGTTTCGGTGGGAGCAGCAGACGACGTAGATCCCGGAGCAGCAGCGGCCGTAGCCGTGCTCTCCGTTGCCGAAGTGGCGGGCTGAGTTTGGGTTTCGCTCGTTACCTGGGTGGAATCCGTCATCGTGTCCATCCACAAATTGCGACACGGAGCGTAAGCGGCGTCCGACGTTGTGCGGTAGCATCCACGTCCAATTGGGAATTGGTGGGTAACCACGTTGCACAGTGAGAAAGCCCCATGCAGTCAATTGAACTGACGCCAGAATTGATGAACGCGGGCACCACCGCGCGCTTCATCGGGGTGTGCCGAAAGACACTGACCAATTGGAATCACAAGCGGATAGGGCCGCCGCGAGTGCTGAAGGGGAAGCGCTACTGGTACCCGCGCGATCAGATCAGGGAGTGGCTCAAGACTTCCGCTTGCGCGACCGCACACGCTCTTGCTGTGCAAGCAGGTTTGCCTTCTGCTTCATCACTGACTCCGCGAATGGATCAGCTTCCGCCACCTGGCTGAGTAGCCACAGCCCCACGCTGCGAATGCCTTCGGCCAGGGACATGTCGCCCATGTTGCGGTTATAGGTCGAGCGGTAGATCCCGCAGTGGGTCAGGATCTCCCACAGGAAGTCCCGCATCCCCTCGTCTTTGAGCAGGCGCGCCAGGTTCGCAACCTTCGCATCATCGTCCATCGCCTCGAGCAGCCGCGCTTCGCGCGCCGCGGCGTCACGCTTCTCGCCGTCATCATCCAGCGGATCACTCACTGCGCAGGCTGCCCGCCAGGTTGGCCGTTCAGGAGCTGATCCAGCGCATTGGTCCCGCCGAGCGGGGTCTGGCCGAGGTTCTTCGCCGCCTGGGCCGCGGCTCCCATCTTCTCGGTCTGCGCCTGAGCCTGCTGGGCTTGGGCGCGCTTCTGTCGCATCGCAGCCACGGCATCATCGTCGCGGATCATCTCGGGCGGCACGCCGGTGCGGTCGGCAATGATGGTGATCGCCTTGTCGAAGTCGATCTTGTCGAGCGCGCTGGGGTCCGCTTCCACCAACTGCAATGCATATTGGGTGGTCTGGTCGATGCCCTGGATCTCGCTCACGCGCTGCGCCTGGGCGAGGATCGAGATGTACTCGATGTGCAGGTCCTTGCCGGCGAGCGCCTTGGGGGGCGGCGGCATGTACATCTCGGCAGTTCCGGGCTGCAGGCCGTGAGCCAGCATCTGCCAGGCCATGCGCGAGCGCTTCACCGCAAGCGCAAACGTGTCCTCGATGATCGGCTCGAGCACTTCGCCGGTGAGCCGGTCGAGCAGCGGGCCCAGCTCGAGCAGCTGTTCCTGCTTGCGCGCGTTGATCTCGGTCGCCGTGATGCCAGCCTTCAGCTGGCTGTCGAGCGACTTCATCATCTGGAAAACATCCTCGTACATCGCGGTCTTGATACGGCCGCGGGTCTCCTGGATGTCTTCGACCATGGCGGAGATCTCGGGCTTCACCTCGTACAGGGGCTTGAGCCCGTGGGTGGTCGCCGCGGTCATCTCGAGCCAGGTGATCTCCCCGGGCAGCTGCGAGACCGTGCTGCGCTTCAATGATGCGTCCCCGATCAGGGGCGGCTCGATCTGCTTGTCGATCGCCTGCATCTTGCGCTTCTGCTGGAGCATGAGCTGCTTGGAATCGCCCAGGCAGTACATCGCCGGCGAGTGCCCGTAGGTGCTATCGCTGTTCACGTCCCAGCGAGCGACCTTGACCGGGTTCTCAGGGAAGCCCTTGACCGCGAGCAACTGTGAAGGGTCGCCACCGATCTCGTAGTAGACGCTGCGACAGCGCATGCCCTTGGGTCCGATCACGCCCTTCTCGTACTGGTCGTTGGGCTCGAGCACGTGCACGATGTCGACGTAGGTTTCCCACTGGCGATTACGCCACTGGCCTATGGTCGAGGTCGAGAGGTTGTCCCAGTCCGGGCAATCCGGGTCTTCCCGATCGCTCACGAACTTCATGACGATCTGGCGCACCGTCCACTTGTACTTGCGGATGAACGTGTCGACCTTGCCCTCGTCGTTCTGCGCGATCCAGTACTCGCCTGCGGTGTAGGTCATGCAGTTGATCAGCGGCTGGTACTTGCGCCGGATGTCGTACGGCACCTCGTAAACCCCGATCGCAGCAGTCCCGAACGCGCCGATTTCCTCGTAGAAGGTCGGCATCATCCGGTAGAAATTGGACTTCGCCAGGATCCGGTGCACGGCATCGGTCGCCTTCTCGCACCACTCAGCCACGCCTGGCTTCTGGTAGAGATCATCATCGCCGGGCCGCAGCCTGAACCACGGGCGCGATGGGGAAGTCATACCGGCCATGAGCCCGGCCTTCATCGTGCGCAGCGCGATCATCGGGCAGTCGTCCACGACGTACTGCATCTTCTTGTTGCCGCGGTTGGGCAGACCGCCGTCATCCAGCCAGCGCGTGCGGTACGGCACGAACAGCTTCTTCACGTCCAGCCAGTGATCGCGCCAGGTCTCGCGGTCCTGGTTCAGATAGTTGCGGCGCACCTCGTAGCGGGTCTTGGGCTCCTGCTCGATCGGGGTGGTGAGCAATGAGCCCTTGTTCCGGCCGGTGCCCATGCCGCGCCGGGTGCGGATGTTGCGCGCGCCCTTGCTGCCGTCGTTGATGTCCGGGGCCTTGCCGAGCAGCTCACCTGCGGAGGGTGCGTTGAGGTCGGTAATGCTCACCTCACCCGCCTAGCAGCGAGTGCGTGGACATGGAGGATGGATTCAGGACAGCGCCCGCCTGGCCGCCGGAAGTGCCGGTGGTGCTGTCGATGCCGCCGGCTGCCTGCTGGCGTCGCAACTGCTGCTGCTGGGCATCAGCGACGGTTGCATCCGAGCCTAGCTGGTTCGGTGCTGGCGGGTCGTTCACCTTGCCTGCGCCCTGGCTGAGTGTGTAGATGCTCGAGCTTAAGGAGGCCGCGGCGCTGACTTCGCCTGCCGTGATCCCGGCGCCAGTGCCCGCGGCGCTGACGCTGCCCGCGCCCACTG